CAAAGGCAAATCTGCGCACGGATTGGGAACAGGAGCGATAACATTACTTTATAATAAAATATGGGAACTCAAAACATCGACTCCAGCCAAAGACCATTTCGTAACCGATGCGATGCAGCGCGGAATTGATTTGGAAGGGGAAGCGATATATGTATATCAGAACGACCATTTCCGAACCGTAACCTTATGCGGATACGTTACGAATAATGACAAGAAATATGCTGGTTACAGTCCAGACGGATTGATTGGCGAAGATGGATTAATTGAAATTAAATGTCCGGGTAATATTGAATACATCCGAACCTTGATTGAGCAAGATGTTCCGAAAAGGTATCAGGCACAAATGCAATGGGGAATGATGCTGACTGGTCGAAGCTGGTGTGATTATGTTGTGTATAATCCGGATTTCGCTTCGTATCCGATGTATGTAGAAAGAGTTGAAAGGGATGATGATATGATTGAATTGTTGCTGGAGAATTACCTTGTTTTTGAGAATCTGGTCAATCAGACGTTGAATCAATTAAATTAATTAATAAACCAAAACCAATTGTTATGAACACAATTAAAGCTGAATTATTTAATGACCATTATCAAAACTTCAAAAAGTACAGCCTACATAAAGCACAGTTGATAATTGCTGATGTGCCATATAATTTGGGTAATAACGCATACGCAAGTAATCCTGCTTGGTATAAAGATGGCGACAATAAAAATGGAGAATCAGAATTGGCAGGTAAAGAATTTTTTGATACTGATAAAAATTTTAAACCTGCTGAATTTATGCACTTTTGTAGTCAAATGTTAAAAAAGGAACCTAAAGAAAAAGGTAAAGCACCTTGTATGGTTTTGTTTTGTGCGTTTGATCAGCAAATGTATTTTATTGAATTAGCTAAAAGATATGGTTTAAATAATTATATAAACCTTGTTTTTAGAAAAAACTTTTCCGCTCAAGTTTTAAAAGCAAATATGAAAGTTGTTGGTAATTGCGAATATGGATTGATTTTATATCGTGATAAACTACCAAAGTTTAACAACGATGGTAAAATGATTTTTAATTGTTTTGATTGGCAAAAAGATGATTCAACTAATCCTTTATTTAGAAAAATACATCCAACACAAAAACCAGTTAATCTATTAGAGAAAATAATTAAGTTATTTACCGATGAAGGAGAAATTGTAATTGATCCAACTGCTGGAAGTGGAAGCAGTATTGTTGCAGCTATAAATACAAACCGGAAAGGATATGGATTTGAGATAAAAAAAGATTTTTATGCTCAAGCAAAAGAATGGATTGATGAAGTAAAACAAGCTAAATCAGATATTGCTCAATATGGATTTGCAAAAACATTTGTAAATAAAAATGCAACTACATTATTTTAAAACGAAAACCAATAGTTATGAAATATTCTGGAAGCCTTTATTTTTATAACGAAGAAACGGAACAGAAATTTGAATTAGAAATCGAGTTCCGATACCATTACGATCCGGGTAGATATTACATGCCTAATGGCGATCCCGGATACCCTTCCGAAACGACTGCGGATATTTGGCAAATATTTAATGAGGACAAGAAACCGGATTGGGTTACTGATGAAATGATAGATGAAGAATTTGATATTCAGTTACCGAGATTATTAGAAAAAGCACAAGAAGATTATTACGAAGATTAAAAATATACAAGGACGCGAGTACGCTGTAGTTATGGAATTGTATATTAATTTCTGAAAAAGGGTTTGTAGTAGGAATTAATTTAAAATATAACCAGAAACCCTGAAACACCCAAAGCGTCCTTGTTTTTTAAAGGCATCGAATTCGAGGGGTTTGGAGTTATCCGAAAATTACGGAAAACTGCCAATGGGATATAGCGGATATTGATATGGGCTGATTTTGCCCGACTTAAAAAAGATTAATTATGACAGCAGTAGAATTTTTAGCAGAAAGGTATAATTACATTACTTGGATGCGTAACAGAGATGAAATTTCAGCAAGTACAGCCGATGAATGGCGTGTTAAGTTTCTTAAAAAAGCAAAAAAAATGGAAGAGCAACAACTAAATAAGGCGTGGCAAGATGGTGCTGTAACGGCTCAGAATGATGCAGCTAAAGAGATTGAAAAGAATTACAAACCAAATGACCGCTAACTATTTGTTAATCCAAGTTTTTAAAATAAAAAACAATGAAGGTATCTACATTTGAAACACAAAACAAAATAAAGTTATGACAAAAGACGAAATACTTAGAAAATATGAGGACCATAATGAATACCACTTTCACGAGGTTGACAGAGCTTGGATAATGGAAGCAATGGAGGAATATGCGGAACAGCAAGTAAAAAATAATGCTGTATTACCGCATGTTAGCGGTATTAATTGCTGTAAACAATGTGGGAAAGAGATAGGTAAGCAATTTAGATTTTGTAGTCCTGAGTGTAAACAATATTATTACCGCTAACTATTTGTTAATCCAAGTTTATAAACCCATCGAAATCGAGGGGTTTGTAAATTAAAAAAATGAGAAATATGAATCAGATACTAATATGTTTTTTATTGCAGTTTGTGTTATTTATTCCATTTTACTTGATTTATAGGAATGACTGTAAAAAGATAGGTAAAGATAATTTAGCAGTAAGTCTGGAAGAAAGATTTTTGGCTTGGTTACTGCTTTGTCCGATTTGGTTAGTTGGATTAATCCAAGTTAAACAATGAAAGAAAAAAACATAAACCTTAAATTAGTAAAAGTTGGTACTGTTCGAAAATATATGGATGCGCATTTCAGAGACGAAATCAGCTACTCCGAAGCAGTCAATAGAATAAATGAACAAGCAAATAAAAATATGAAAGCAAAATTAACATTTATATTGCCAGAAGATAGATATGAATACGACATGGCGGTTAATGGAAGCAATTGGCATAATGTTGCTTGGGAGATGTACCAGTATTTAAGAGGTAAGACCAAGTACGCACCAGATGGTACTCACGAGGAATACTTAAAGGCAATGTACGAATGCAAGGACGAATTGTTTCGAATCATTGCCGATAACGGAGTTGATTTGGAGGTGTAGCGAGTTGTAAAGTTTTACTTGACAACTCAATTAGAATGACAACTAATTCAATTTATCTATACATAACTTAAATCAGATGATAAGTAATTCAAAAATCCTTTACATATCTTTATTAATTTGATTATTAACCTTTACATTATTTAATTTAAAACAAAACCATTATGAAAGAAATCACATTAGAACAGGAAGTACGAATCCAGCTCGATTATTACACCATTGGATACAGATTCAGTTTCAAAACCGCAATCGAAATTATCCAAGGTAAATACAAGTTGGCGATTACGGAGTTGGAGAAGATTATGGAAGCTGAGCCATCAGAATCCGTGTTAAATACCTTAATGAAGTATAAGGAGATGTATAATATTGCATCTAATATGTATAATCCGAAAATTCATAAGTAATTATAATTGTAAAAGAAGCTTTAGTAACAGATTTATTTTTTAATATTTTAATAAGATGCAACAAAAATTATTTGATATAAAAGAATCAAAAAAAACTTATCGTGCTATAAGACACGATATAGTAAGAAAAAAACAATTTGATTATTGTGATACTGTACATCACCCAGACGAAAAAATAAACCAAATAAAAACCGTTTTAGATGAAATATGCGGATGGGGAGATTTAAGTATTTTAGAGTTATTTGCTGGGCAAGGAAATTTAACAAAAGTTTATGCTGAATATGGTGAAGTAATAGCTAATGAATACAAATTAAAAGTTTTTGAAAAACTATTAGATAATGTACAGGGATGTATGTTGGTGCATTGCAATAGAGTTGATAGTTATTTGGATTTTCATCAACTAATAGCATTAAAACAAAAATTTGATGTAATTGATTTAGACCCATATGGATTCCCAAATAGATTTTTTCCTGATGTATTTTTATTGATTGATAAAGGTGTAATGTTTATTACTATGCCAAAGCCTTTTGTCAATATACTTAACGGAATAACTCAAACACATCTAATTAGTTATTATGGAGAACATAACCCAAGTAAAGATAAAATAATAGAAAGAATTGCTTTATGGGGATTATGTCATTGGCGAAAAATAGAATTAATTGATTGTGTAGATTGTAAAAGTATATGGCGTTTTGCTTTTAACGTAGAAAAAGTTAAATCAACAGAATACACAGGAGTTCGAAACAGATAATAATTATGCCTGACAATGAAAATCAATAAATATGCAATTCTCAATATTTTACGGTGGAAGCAAAACGACAAAACCGGAACCGAAACCGATCACGTTAGGGGAATTAATCCAGCTGATTAAGTTTGATGATAAATTAAAGTACCAAGTTAAAATCGCTCAATCCCATAAACAATCCGGGAATAAAGAAGAATACACCAAAGCCAAATCGAAGCTGCCGTATATAACCGCTAACGGAATATTCACGGAAAGGAACAATCAGGGTTTAATCGAATTGAGTTATAACTGGATTGCAGCTATAGACATAGACGAACAGGATCAGAAGAAGGGTTGGAATATAGATGATACGTTTCAGTTAATTTGCGATTCGCGAATCACGATATTAGCGTTCCGTTCTCCATCAAATAAAGGTATTAAGGCATTCGTTAAAGTACCAGAATCTGCATATCAGATTGAGGACCATTACGAGGTATATAAGGGTGCAATAGTTCCGTATCTGGAGTCGCAATGGGATTGCAAATTAGATATAAGGCAAGGCGTTTTATCGCAACCTTTATTTTTAACGCACGATTCAAATCTTTATTATAATTCCGAATACACCGAATTGCAAATTGATTACTCCGTAACATCTGCAAACCTATTTCAATCAAAAGCAACTGTAATCAATGGGCAAGTCATTGCAAATAATAACTATGTTATTGATGACCTTTGCAAGAAAATAAGAAACCGAGAAACAGGCAAATGGGATTATTTTAATAAGATTGCAATTTTAGCCGGTGGTTTATTTGAAGGAAACCAATTTACTGATTTGCAAGATTTCGAAGTTATTGGGTTCTTGCACGATGCAGCTGAAAATAATCCGTTTGTGGAGGACATAAGATTAGCAAAAACTCAAATTTCAGATGGATTTCGATATGGCAGAGAACATCCAGTTACAGATGAATTACTAACCCAGCGCAAAGGTGTTAATACCTTAATTGGACATATAGATAATAGCGATAAGGAATCAGATAAAACCGATGTATTTGGCGAGAACCGGTTCATTAGAGTAGGCGATGATTACTATCAACAAATTGAATACATCAACATAAACGGAACGAAATCGCCAAGGTTAGAGAAGCGCTCAAGGCAAACCATTGTCGATGATTTCGGTAAGGGATTTCTTAAAGAGATACCTAAATTCGAAACATTCTGCAATGTTCCAAGTTACACTAACTACAAACCCATACACGGATCTGCCGTGAATCTGTTCCAACCATTTCGGCACGAACCGAGACCGGGCGAATGGAATACCATTAAGATGAT